TTACGAAAGCCCAAAATGTCCAGTACCTGGCTTAGGCACGACTGAGCAGGGATCCTGGTGAATAATGACATCTGACCCCGGGAAACGCTGCAAAATCGCCTGTTCAACCTGTTCCGCCACCAGATGGGCCTGAACGAGCGGCAGGTTATCTTCCATTTCTAAATGAATCTGAATAAAGCGGGTCGGCCCTGACTGCCGCGTGCGAAGATCGTGAGCGCCGCTGACGCCGGGCCAGGAGGTCACAATTTCAAAGATTTCATGCCGTTCTGCGTCTGGCAGTGCGCGATCGAGCAGGGATTGCACTGCATCGTACCCCATACGCAACGCACTGTATAAAATATAGAATCCAATCCCTAACGCAAATAACGCATCGGCCCGGTGCCAGCCATACCAGGCCAGACCGAGCGCAATAAGAATCGCACCGTTCATCATAACATCAGACTGATAATGAAGCATATCTGCCCGTACCGCCTGACTCTGCGTTTTACGCACCACCCAGCGCTGGAACGTTACCAGAACTAATGTGCTTATAAGTGCAATAACGGTTACCACCACGCCGACGCCCGGATCTTTCATCGGCGACGGGGTATACAGATGCTGAATGCCAGTCAAAAAGAGGAACAGCGCTGAACCGGAAATAAACATGCTTTGCGCCAGCGCCGCCAGCGACTCCGCTTTACCATGACCAAAGGTATGCTCTTCATCTGCCGGCTGTAACGAGTAACGCACCACCCACAGGTTCGTCACCGAGGCGGCAATATCCACCAGGGAGTCCACCAGCGCCGCCAGAATACTGACCGAACCGGTATACCACCACGCGAAGATTTTAATGACTAACAGGCACGACGCCATGACCGTCGCGGCGATTGCGGCCCGGCTCACCAGCCGTCCATAGGATTGATTCATAAACACTCCTGTCACGCTATGCCGCTAGTATAACGGATGCAGAGGAGTCAATAAGATGAATAAACGGTTAACGCATTTTAATGATGGGCAAAAAAAACCCCCACATCATGTGGGGGAAGACAGGGATGGTGATTTAATTTTCCCTGTAAGCAATGGAAACATAAGGATTTGTTTCTAACGATGTCCACACGTCGTCCACACATCGATAAAAAGCCCCGCATTCGCGGGGCTTTCTTTTGGTCACATCCAGTGGATCTGTTGCTGTCCTGACGTTGTCGGATGCGGTGGCGCTGGCACCACTTCACCCGGTGACACGATAAAGCGCTCGACAGTCTCAGTGGTGACAAATGTGCAACTGCAGTTGATGTTTGTGCACTGGTGATAGCGCTCTTTGGTCGTGTCAGAAAAATAGCGGCTTGTGCGAGCGTGTGCAGCAAAATGGCATTTAGGGCAGTGAAACATGGCGAGCACCTTTTCTTTATTTTCGATGCGGTAATTTTAGCCATTAAAACCATACATAACAAACACTTAATGGCATTTCATTAGTCTAATTCCTCGCTTTCGTACTCCACATCCGAAACCTTAACCTCAAGCTCTAAGCCCGTCGTGTAGCCGTTCCCGTTAAAGTTATGCACCACCCGGCTGATTATCCACGCCTGCTGGTCTATAACGCGCTTAAAGCCTTTAACCGCCACCGGCGTTTCGGGAAATAAATCCGCACGGCCAAACGCCAGCGAGATTGAAAACTCCGCGACCCCGCGCTGAATTTTGTCCCACTTTGCCTGAGCGGCGCGCATGGCCTGCGCCTTTGTCGCGTAGATGGTTGTCAGCTCCAGCACGTTGTCAGACTCACCAGCCATATACTCACCCTCGCGCGCTTCCTGCTCCTTTTTGGCTTTGGCCTTTGCCGTGGTTTTGGTCGCCTTCGGGTGCTGCAGCGCGCGCAGGTGCTGCACCTTTGGTTTGCGTTTGAGCTTCACCTTTTGCTTTTGTGGCTTCGGGTCTTTGGTGTGCAGCCATTTTGCTGTTACGCCGGTGTAAGCCTCCCGGTCAGCAATGGCAAACTGATGCCGGTCGCCGTCGCCGCGCTCAATGGTCATTTCCGGGACAGGTTTGCCACTGGCCGTCATCGCGCTACCGGCTTTGAGGAACAGCAGTTTACCGGCCTTAACCGAGACCGTTGCGCCGTTGCGGTCAGCCAGGCGGGACAGAAACACCGCGTCGGATTCCTGCGTCTGGTCAATGTGAGGCACGGGGATCGCTTTCAGCGTATCGGCCACGCTCGCCGTCAGCTTGTTGCGTGCCGCGATAGTCTCGACAATAACCCCGAGCGTGGTGTCATGCCATGACTGTTCCCGGCGCGAGTTCAGCGTTCCGCGAAAATCGGCGCTACGCCCCCGGATGGTCAGCGTATCAGGCGCGCCCCGGTGCTCGATTTCATCGACCGTGAAACTACCCTTATTCAGCAAGGCCGAGCCCTGCCAGCCTAACCACAGCGTCAGCTTTGCACCGCGCGGCGGCAGCTCGACAAGTCCGTCGGTATCATCGAGTTCAATGTCGAGCTGGTCAGCCTCGAATCCGCGATTGTCCGTCATGGTCAGACCGATAAGCCGGTCGCTGAAATTCTGCGTGATGTCATCGCCATCGAGCGTGAGCATAAACGCCGGGGCAACCCGCGCCCCGGCCTGCACGTTAATCCCGCTAATCATCCCGTCAGCCCTCCAATCCAGTTACCGGCAGACGTCACCAGACTATCAGCCTGCGTTTTCAGGTCGCCGTATATGGCCGCGAGCGAGTCATCGACCCGTTTCAGTGACAGGCTGAATTCAATTTTTCTGGCCGCGCCGTCGCTGAATAACTCAGTGTGCGTGTGGGTCACTTTGTCGATGACATACATGCCGTGGATCATGCCCGTTCCGTCAATCAGCGGCCACGCCCTGCCCTCGTCTGCCATCAGCTCGACAGCCATCAGCGACAGGCGGCCGCCGGTAATTTCAGGATAAAGCACGCCCGACAGCGTGCGCGAGGTTTCCCCCTCCCCGAGAAACTGATAGGCCGGTGGTTTACCAACACGGTCGTTTGACGCCCAGCGGTAATCCTTCGAATACTGCATCGACTGATGCGGCAGCGTGCGGCGCTCAAAAACAAATAAACCCAGTACCATTAACATGCTTTAGCCCTCATCCGTCGTGGCGCATACTTGAGCGCTGGCGCGCCCGTTCTTCGCGGTCGATTCTGTCGACGGCGTCGCGCAGCTGTCGGTCAAGGTCAGTCCCCGCCCCGGCACCACCTGACAGATTGATGTTGTATTCCCGCTTGCTCTGGTCGATGTAAGACCGGCCTGCAGGCGCTGTCACCGGCTGATAAGCCTGATAACCACCATAAGCCGAGGTTGCCGGGATATATGACCCGTTTTGCGCACCGGCTTTCGCTGCAGTCTGGTCGAGGTCGCCCGACTCTTTTTTAATGACCCCGAGTTTTTCCAGCAGCCATCCGACCTTGCCACTCAGGCTGTTAAAGATATTCAGGGGAGCCATCAGCGCATCGGCCAGAGCCTGACCAAACGCCAAGCCGACATTTTTGCAGCGGTCGATCGTTTCCTGCGTCGCCTTAACCGGCGCTATCAGGTCAGTGAACCACTGCCATACCCCGCGCAGTTTCTCGATGATGGAGTCAAACACCGGTGCGAGCGGGGCAAAGATTTCCGCAACAGGCGCAAAGGCCGCTTTAAGTCCCTCCACTACGCCCGAGAAGAATGCGCCCAGCGGCTCCCAGTATTTACGGATCAGGAGCGCACCGGCCACAACAGCACCGGCTACCGCCACCACTGGCAGGCTAATTGCACCAAGCGCGGTGACAATCGCGCTACCGGCTACGGTAAACACCGTTCCCAGCACTCCGGCAGCGGCAATAATGGCGTTAATTCCTATGACTACCGGCCATGCAATCAGACCAATCCCGCCGAGCACACCAATCAGCCCCAGCGCGCCACCGACTACCACACCGATAGTGGTCGCCAGTGATTTATTACGTGTGATCCAGCCATCCAGTTTCAAAACATATTGCGTGGCCGTTTGCGTCAGTTTCCGCAAAGAGCCCTCTTGCTGGTCAAACAGGTCAGTCCCCACGGCCTCATAGGCTGACTGAAACTCCTTAAAGTCACCGCCGAGATTGTCCTGCATGACTTTGACGAGCTCTTCGGTCTTACCGTCAGAGGCTTTGAATGCAGCGGTTAGCTGGTCCAGTTTACCGGTTGAGGCTGCGGTCATCAGTACCGCCGCCGCCGAGCTGGCCTCTTCACCAAAGATGGCTTTCATGTACTCGCCGCGCTGACTCGTTCCGAGATTGTTTTTCTCAAAACTGCTCTGCATTTCCTTCAGGATGGAAAATATCGGGCGAGTATTACCTTTACTGTCAGACGTTTTAACGCCGAGCTCCTTGATGGCCTCAAAGGCTTTTCCGGTCGGAGCCTGCAGGCGGCTCAGGATGGCACGGCTACCCGTACCCGCCATTGAGCCGGTGATTTTGGCGTCGTGCAGCGCGCCGACCATCGCTGCGGTCTGCTCGATACTGACCCCGGCATTTTTTGCCACCGGCGCGGCATAGGTCAGCGCGTCGCTCAGCCCGTCAAAATCGGCGGCGGTTTTGTTCATCGTCATCGAGAGAACGTCGCCAATGTGCGCGATTTTATCGTTTGAGAGCCCAAACGCGGATTTCATCCCCGTCAGCAGCGCGGCGTTTTCCTCCATCGAGCGCCGGTTAGACAGTGCCATATTCAGCGTGACCGGCGTCGCCGCCTGAATGGCAGCAGCATCCCCGCCGCTTTTCGCAATGATGATTTGCGCGCTCGCTGCATCGTCTGCAGAGGCAGCGGTATTGTCGCCAAGCTGTCGCGCCTGTTTGCGCAGTGCCTGCATTTCTGGCGACTGGTTATCCACCCCGAGTACGGCCTGCAGCTCAGAGTTTTTCTGTGCAAAGTCAAAGCCAGGCATCAGCAGTTTCACCCCGGCCATGGTTCCCGCCGTGGCGATGCCAACACCCGCCGCGCCAGCCGCTGCCGCGTTTCCTGCGATGGATTTACCGGCCTGATAACGGTCTTTAACGCGGCTCAGTTTCGCCTGTTGCTGGCTGACGCGCGCCAGCGCATCACGTTGCCGGTTAAGCTGCGCGGTTGTCTCGCTGATACTGGCTTTGAGACGGCGCTCATCCGCCGACAGCGTGCGGGTGTTTATCCCGGCCTGCGCGAGCTCCGTGCGCTGGCGCTGCACCGACTGCCTGAGCCCGTTGTATTTGAGCTGCAGGTCAGCGGCGGATTTCTTTGCCGCCTCCATCGCGCGCGCCTGCGCCGTGGTGGGGTTTTGCGTGTTTTTAAACTGGATGGCCAGCGCGGCGGCTTCCTGTTTCGCTTTATTAAGCGACTGACCGGTCACGGCAAGCTGTGCGCTCGCTTTCCTGAATCCGTCAATTCGGGACGCCTGCGCATTCAGATCGCGCAGGCTGGTTTGTGAAGTGCGGATGTCGCCTGCAAGGGATTTGCTGGCGTTCTGGATAGCTTTGAGCGGTCGGCTTGCCCGGTCTACTGCGTTAAGCAGCACCTCAAGTCTGACGTTATTGCTCATGATGTTTTCCGCTTCGCTGCAGCGCCTTCTCGCGCCATGTGAGGAGCTCGGTCACGCTCAGTGAATTCAGCTCTGATGGCGGCCAGTGAAATATCACTGCGATATCCGCCATCAGGTCATCGACCGACAGGTTATCGGGGAATTTCAGCGAGCCGAAGATGGCGACAAAAAACCCACCACCTTACCAGCGAATAAAATCAGGTCTGATGCCTCCATACGCATGACCTCATGCTCGGTGAGTGCCGGGTAAGTCATGCGCGGCAGCACCTTAATCAGCGCATCGACATCCGAGTTTGCCAGCGACGCCAGCGACACACCGCGCAGGGTTCCCGCGTTGGGTTTTGTGACTGTTACCTGCCCGATTTTTTGCTCACCGCGCATGACGGGGTTATCGAGGATCACAATGTTCGGGTTTTCAGTTTCAGTGGTGGCGGTTTCGTTGATGTTTTCCATGATGTTTCTCTCGTCAAAGTTAAGTGACCGGCCAGCCTGATTGACCGGTTAAGGGATTACAGGCCGATGGCCTTACGGTGCTCAGCCAGACGGTCGACGCCGTCGACTTTCAGCACCATGTTGATGACGTCAATCTCGATGACCTCTTTGCCGTCAATCGTGAGCTGGTAGTAAGCGCACTCGGTTGACATTTTGGTCGTGCCGCTTTCGCCCTGTTTATTCTCGCCGCCGTCATACTCTTTGTGACGGCCACGCATGACCACCTCAACAGCGGAAATCTCGCCGGTGTCATCGCGCTGGTATGAGCCAGCAAAACGTAACGGCACGCTGGCCGCGCCCGGTGATGCGTACTGCGCCCACAGTGCGACGTCAGGCAGGCCACCAATCGTCCACTCAAGAGACAGCGCATCGTCATCGAGGCCGAGGTCAATTGACACCGCGCCCGGCATCCCGCCGCCACGGTATTTCTCAAGCTTACGGGTCAGCTTTGGCAGGGTGACGGATTCCACGACGCCCATGTAGCTGAGGCCGTCGTTAAACATGTTCAGGTATTTCAGTTTGCGTGGTAATGCCATGCTCTGAGCTCCTTAGCTGTTGACCGACTCTGACAGGTTCGCCAGATAGGTATCAGTGATGCGCTGGCGCAGGGTCAGGTTTTCCAGCGGCGGGACGGGGGTGTAGTCGTAATCGATATACAGTTTCCCCGCTTTGAGCGTTTCCACGCTGTTTGAATCCGGGTCGTACCAGCACGAACCGTCGACGATATAGCCGTTGTTTTTCAGCTCGCGGAATTTGGCATTAATACCGGCGACGATGTCGCGGATAAGCGTTGCGGTGACAGGTTTATCCATCGCCCAGGCGTGCGCCTCCGCCATCGTGTCGGCCAGCACCTGCGCGGTGCGGGTGTAGTTCTCAAACAGGAAAAGCGGGTCATCAGAACAGGTGCGGTTTCCCCAGAACTTAAAGCCGTCATTGCGAATAAGCGTGGTGACACCGGCCTGATTTAACAGGTTGGCGTCCGTGGCTGACTCCTGCAAATCCCATGAGACCGAGGCACTGACGCCGGTGACACCATTGACGCCGACGTTTGACAGGGTCTTGTGCCAGCCGGTTTCCTGGTCGATTTTGGCACGCAGGCCGAGCGCGCGGGCGGTCGCCCATGCAACAGCGGTTTCATTCGTCGTGGTGTCCCATGCCAGAAAATCAGGATGAATGACCATAAGCTCGCGCTGGCTGAAATTCTCACGATAGGCAATCGCGTCTGAAATGGTTTTGCACCCCCACGCGCTGACATAGCCAAACGCGCGCAGGCTCTGGCAGGTCGACGCCAGCGCGGTCGCCACTTCCTGAGAATCCAGCCCCGGCACGCCAAGGATACGCGGCTTGACGCCGGTGACAGTTTTCGCCGTCAGCAGCGCTTTCAGCCCGGTGTATTTGCCGTTTTCATCGGTCGTGCCGATGATGTTCGAGATAGTTTCGTTCTGCGCCGCCTCTTCGTCGTCAGGGTCTGCGACACCTTCGGCAACACGAACAACTACAATGACCGGTTTGCACTGGTCTGCGATGGCCTGCAGGGAAGCTGACAGCGTTCCAAGCTTACCGGCTTTACCGATAGCGCTCTGCACGCTGGTAATCAGCACCGGCTCATTTAGGGGGAATGTCTTTTCGTCAGCATCGCTGGCCGTGCAGACCATACCGATGATTGCCGTCGAGACGGTGGAAATGGTGCGCGTGCCATCGTTAATCTCGATGACCTCAACGCCGTGATGAAAGTCACTCATCCGTTTAACTCCGTAGTAAGGGGTGAGTGTCATTTTCCTGATAGTGTCAAAGACGGTCTAACCGTGAAGGCTCGGTGATAGCTGGCACAACGACGAGTCGGTATTTATGGCGAGGGATTTTCTTAAGACGGGGAAAAGCGCGTTTTGATGTGAGGGTCACGTTGATACGGGGATGTATCCGGGCGCGGTGAATGCATGGACACATCCGCCGTCCCGGAGAATGAACGACCTACACCGCCGGAGAAACCGGCCAGTTAATACCCGGTGCCGTATCGGTATCAACAGCCTGCAGCTCTTTGATATAAGCCATCCAGCTAATCAGGCTGGTTTTGTCATCATCAGAGATGCTGCCGAGCTGGAGCTCGGTTTGCCACAGGCTGATAGTGCTTTGGGCTTCGGCCAGCAATAAGCCTTTTTTCTGTTGAGCTGCCGCAACCTGACCCGTTTTTTGAGCATCCGTGTCGGTGACCCATTCGCTACCGTTCCAGCGGTCATAAGGCGTCAGCGGCTTAACAGTGGTCACACTGGCAGGATAATCACCCAGCGCAGTAATCTCGACAGGCTGGCCGGTTGCCGTGTCATAAACCGTCTCGCTCCGGTGATCGGTAACATACTCCCACCCATCACAGCTGGCCGTGCGGCAAATGGCAAAACCGGCTTTATTATCGGGCGGCGCATCAGTGCAGGAATTAGCAGGAATCCCCACGCCCACCGCCAGAAACTCGACGGATGACGCCAGAAATTCGCGGGTTTCACCATCGTAGTTATACACCGTCATATCACCGGCTTTCGTGGCAATGCCGTTTTTATTCAATGTTGCTTTCGCCATCATGCCGCCCTCACGATGTAGTTAAATGCAATGTTGCGCGGTCGGGTTTCGGTAGCCGAGCGAACAACACGGGAAGAATCAAAGTTGTGATCGGTTACTGCATTACCTTGTGGGTTTTCATCCAGAGAGACACTATTCCCCGTATCACCAGTATCAAACACGCCGGTACCCTGATTGTTAGAAAAATGCACTACCCCCTTGATTGCGCCAGTCATCTTCTGCACTGCATCAGTCTGGCTCGATAGAATGGCACGGCCAGAATCCACACCGCGCCCGTCATCCCACCCGCGCATAAACTCACCGCGCATATCAGGCAGGGTACCGGACGGATAAACGACGGCCAGCTTTGGATATTTCGTCTTGTCAAAAGTCGCGCCGTTGCATTTAAGCCAGCCAGCCGGCGGCGTTACCTGCGGCCACGGCAGCGGAAACCCGACCGGAATGTATTTATCAATATCCGCTGTTTTGAGGTACTGCGCGTGCGGGTCAGCAGCGGCAAGGTGTGCGGTCAGCAGACTATCGGCATAGGCTTTCACCTCGATAACCCCATCGTCGACATACTGGCGCGTTGCCAGCACGACCGACGGGTCAATTTTCAGGGTAATGGCCGACGTGCTCGACACAATCAGGATCATGCGAATGGTCTGCGTGCGACCGCTTCCCTCCTGCAGCTGCGGCTTATAGGTTTCCGGGCAGTTCGCCACGGCAATCAAAATGCCGTCTTCGTCATAGATACCAATCTCGCGTATCCAGAAGCCCCCCTCATTCTCGGGGATAATCTGCTCCGCGATAATCTGGCTTTCATTTGCCGGGTCAATGCTCAGCATGTTCAGCGGCGCAATACGCTTCTGATTGATGAGCTTCGTTTGCGCGGGGTCAGGGGTCGGCAGCGTACCGTTTGCATCACCGACGCCCATCTGCGTCAGGTTAAGTCTGGTACCGAGTGCCGCCGCGTTCGCCAGCCGCGCCGCGCCCTGATTGGTCAGAATGGCTAAATATTTTGCGGTCATACGTTCACTCTCAGGTTGTCAATCAAATGGATGGCCGAGGCCGGATAATATTCACCGCCGACGATAATTTCCTCGGGGGTGTAGGGGTAAACCGTCAGCGCGTCGCCGTGGTAGCATCCTGCGCCGACATACAGCTCGCCGGTCGCACTGAGGCTGATAGCCAGCCCGGTCAGGTGGCGGCTTGCCGGTCTGGCATCGTCAATCAGGCGCTCAAGCTCCTGATACATTTCATCCGTGATGCCACTGTCGAGCACGCCGACAACGAGGCGGAATGTGCCGGGCTCCTCGTCGAGCTGCCACCACTCGCGTACCTCAATCAGATAGCCGAGCGGTTCAACGACCCGACGTAATGCGCTGATAGTGCCTTTGTGCTGATGGACGAAAAACGAGGACGCACACACGCTGCGCTTTGTCGCCTCCGGCCACCCCTCATCCCACCTGTCAACCGACAGCGCCCACGCCAGATAGGGCAGCAGGTTTAACGGGCAGTCGCGCCAGTTCCACAGGGTGCGCAGCGGTACCGGCACGCACTTAATCTCAGCGAGCGCGGCAGCGGCGGCGACTTCAAGCTGTGATGAGCCAACGGGTAAAAGCCGGTCACTCATCCGAGCCCCCGATAGTTATCTGGTACTCGGTGCAGTTCGACGCCTGCGACTTAGTCAGCACAATATCGGCCTGCGGTGATGCCAGCTCAACACGCTGCACACCTTCAACATGCAGCGCCGCATAAATGGCCGACAGGCGGATATCACGCCCGAGACGGTGCTGCGCGCTGATGTAGCTCTGCAGCTTCTGCTCTGATGCCTGCCTGATGGGCTCAGATTCGGGGCCGGGGTAAACGTAGAGCGTTGCGTCAATCTGATACGGCACAATTTCGGCTGACTGGACGGTCACCCGGTCGGCTACCGGGCGCACATCTTCGGCATTGAGCGCCTTATCAACAATCGCCAGTAACTCAGGGCTGGCGGTGCCGTCATCCTCGCGGGATAACACGGTGATCGTCACGCAGGCTGGCGACGGGCTTTCGACCGAGACGTCAGCGACCCGCCCGTCTGCGCTGCGGCCGTGATACTCATACGCCCCGACCGGCCCCGCCACGCTCAACCCCTCAAACGCCTGTTGTGCGCGCAGGCGCAGGTCGGTGTCGGACTCCATAACCGCAGGCGTCGGCGGAATGGTTGTAGTGTCCTCCGGGGTGATGGTCAGGCGCTCGGTATTGTTGTTCCCGACCACGACGTCGAGGTCATTACCGGCGGAATACGCCAGCGTCACCGCCAGTGCTGCCTCGTTCACACGCTGACGCCAGATAACCTCACGGTAGGCGTTTTCCTGCAGCAGCTTAACAATCGGCTCTGACTCAAGCGCGAGCGTCCGGGTAATGGCCTCCTGCTGGTCTTCGGGATAAAGCGAAATCAGCGTCGCTTTGCGTTCTGCAAGGATGGTTTCATAGTCCAGTACCTCAACCACATCGGGAACGGGTAACTGACTCAGGTCAACAGTTGCCATAGTGATTTAACTCAGTGGAATGGTGATGGAAATTGGCTGGCCTGATGTCGAGCGCGTGCCGGTGATATCGACATACAGCCCGCCGTCAGTGTCTGACCGCTCAAAAGCAATTGATGTCAGGGTGACGCGCGGCTCCCACTTCTGGATCGCGGAATAGCACGCGGCCATAATCTGCAGGCGCAGCGCCGGTGTCTGCGGCTGGTCAATCAGTGCCGACAGGAGAGAGCCGTATTCACGGCGCATGACGCGCGAGCCAATCGGCGTGACCAGAATGTCGCGCACGCTTTGCCTGATATGCTCGACCTCAGAAATACTGAGCCCGGTCTGGCTGCTCATGCCCAGATAACGCACCGTCATTGGATGCCCTCCGTCCAGCTCCCGCCTTTTTCAACACCGCCGTGGTTGTGGTCATCCACCTGCACGCCGTTAGAGGTGAATTTCCCGCCGGTGTGCGTGATATTCCCTTTCATCGTTCCGCCTTTCTGCACTTCGAGGGAGCCGGTGATCAGCTTGTTGGTACACACCACCTCGGGAGTGTCGAGCGTGATGCGGGTCGAGGCTTTGACCAGCACTACCGGCACGGTGGCGGTAACGGAATCCGACGCGGTGACGTCGGCGGTTTTGATGCCGGATACGGTGAGCGACCCGCTTTCGGGTTCGTACTCGATAACCGCCCCGTCAGGAAAGGACACATGAAGCGCATCAGGCGAGGCTGACGGCGCGGGATTGTCATCCGAGAAAATGCCCGGCAGCACAAAGGCCGTATCGAGTTCCCCGCCGATAGCCAGCAAAAGCACCTGCTCACCGACCGAGGGAGCCCACCACACCCGCGAGCGACCGGCGCGACAGGTGAGCCAGTTCAGCCAGGTAGTTTGCATTCCGCCGGTCTGGACACGACACAGCCCCTCGACGAGGTCGATGTCGGTTACGATGCCAGTGCGGATGAGGTTGCGGATCGCGCGTGCGATCTCCTGCAGAGAATTTAAATTATTCATGGGGAAAGGATGCCGCCGAGCAAGGACCGCGGCAATGAAACGGGGTTCAATGGTGTCTCAAACAACAAGCCATTGTTAAACATGTTCTGAGTTGATGACTCAATCTTTTTTTATTTTTTTACAATAAGAGTTCGGCTTACAATCACGCTAATTCGGACATAAAAAGGATATGAACATGGCTTTGACTTGGATAGATGTCACTGATAATGCCGTTAAAATTGGCCTAGGGTCATTGATAGCACTGGCTAGCAGCTGGCTCACTCTAAAACTCTCTCAGAATCATGAAAATAAAAAGCTCGTTCTTGCTCAAATCAATAAAGACATTGAAGAAAAAACCAAAAAGTACGTTGACTTCTTAACAACCTCTCAATCGTTAATGCAGAAATATCTTTTTTCACAATGCGATGGTAGCAGCGATGACTATCTTAATTATTTAAGACTGCATAACGAAATCAGTATCACATCTGATGATTTAATACGTAATCATGCTTTCAAAGTACAACATGCCGTTTCATCCTTTATTACTTATAACAAAAATGGTGATATTGAATTAATCACTAAACTTCGAGACAACGGTCGAAATGAGGCTTCGAAGTTTCAATACCTTGCCTTTGTTGAATTAGAACAGCTAAAAACGAAAACTCGAGAAAAGAAAGTTATATCGCAAATTGTCTTTGGTTGGTTTAAACGACGCTTTACGCTCTGGAAAATCAAGAAAATTGGTGGGAATTCATAATTGGTTATAGCAATGGCGATGACGCAAAGGCCATCATCGCCAGTAATTCAATCTAGATGTGTTATTATTAGTGTCTCGACAAGCTGTTTATCTGCCTGGCTAAATCCGAGTAGCTGGCGCTCTGCATACTGCACGTCCTGTGCGTGCACGTTTGGCCGGTCTTTAAGTCCGTACTGATGAACGCGCGCGATACGCTGCACTTTCCCGGTAAATTCCACCACAGCACTGTTTTCACGCCCACCGGCTTTCATGTAACGGCTCGTGCGCAGCTTCTGAAACATCGCCCTTTTGATTCGCCCGGTCTTTGCCCTGAGCGGCTGACGCCTACGCGCCTGATAGGGTGAACCGTCCGGGGCTTTTTGCTGTTTAATCCGTTGCTGCTGTGCCGTTCTGAGCTGTTTCGCAATCTCACCGGAAAGCTGTCGACGGCCTGCAGGTGACAGGGCAGCAAGCAGCCCGGCGAGCTTATCGTTAAAGGGCTTTAAGTCACTCATCCCATTTACTCACCAGTTCGCCGTTGATATAGAGCGCTTTCGGACGGGTGACAGGCTCAGGCAGTGGCGGCTCGGGGGCATAGCTCACATGCAGTACGCCGTTTTCCTCCCTGATGATGGTGCGCTCGGTCAGCTGCAGGCTGATACTGATGTCGACATTATCCCCGTCGTTTAAATCCATCTGGAAACGGTAGCCCTTTTTGCGTCCCTCATCGAGCGTGCAGATATCCGGCTGGTTTTCCCTGAGCCACGCGGCCACCGGCACGAAAATCAAATCAGGGTCGCCCACAAAATCACACACGATCACATTGAGGGTGTATTTTTTTTCATGGGACAGTGAGGCCGCGAGACGCGCATCGATATTCCCCTCATCGGCAAAGATGCGCATCATTTCGGGATTGGTTTTAAGCTGCGGGACGGCGTCAGTTAACGCTTTGCGCAGGCTGATGGCTTTCTTCATCGAGTTTATCCTGACAGTCTTTGACGGTTTCAACCTGCAGCGCGCAGGCGGCGAGCGCGTGCTCAAGCCTGCGAATATCTGCACTCAGGTCGCCATTAGTGACCGGATTGCTTTCCGGCATCGGGCAATAGCTCACCTTCGGGCACGCGCTGTAAACAATGACCGGCGGAGGCACAACCGGCGCGGGTGTGCAGCCTGCGCACAACATCAGGCAGCTTGTCGCCATACCAGCGGCGTAATGTTTCATTCTCATTTAACAGCCTCGTAATGGTCTCTTCACGCCGCACTGCCATCGCACCGGCGGCAATCAGTTCACCGCGTAAACTGACCTGCGCGGTTTCGTTTGCCCTGGCAATTCCCTGCGAAACGGAAAGCTGATTTTTCAGCATGCCGATCACGTTTTTTTGTTCACCGGCGACCCTGTTCGCCCGTTCAAAAGAGCGCGTGAGGTTGCCGTTTTCGTGGCGCTGCCAGAGCACAACCGCAACCAGTGCAGCCAGTAAAAACAACATCATTTTCATGGCACCCCCTTGATGCAGTAAGCACGCTCACGCGCGCGGCGGTTTTCCAGCCCGGTGCTGACTTCGCCTTTCACAAAAACCCAGCGGGTGAGCTGGTCGCACGCCTGCCACCACTGCTGGCGTTTGATATACGAGACCAGCGTCGACCGGCAGGCCGCGCCGGTTCCCACGTTGAATGAGAAGCTGACCAGCGCGTCGTAAATGCGCTGCGGCATTTTCACCGGTACGCAGACCGCGAGACGCTTCTCGACGTTCAGCACATCCGCGACAAGGTTCGCCGCCGCCTGTCGCTCGGTGATATCCCTTTTCGGGACGACGCCTGCAGTGTGGCCGATGCCAGACGTCCACACTCCCGCGCTGCACTGGTAAGGCGTCAGGCGACATCCTTCGAGGTCGGCAATCAGCGCCAGCCCCCCGGGCGAGGTGTTAAGCAGACGAAAGTCAGGCATCAGCGCCGCCAGCGCCAGCACTGCGGCCACACTGCAACGTTTAATGATTGAGCTCACGGATCGCCCCCTTATCGAGTCCGAGTGACGTCAGGTAGCGGTACGTTTTGCGCTTAAACCAGTAGTTCGTCAGCGCGGTAAAAATGGCGCACCCGCCACCCACATAAAGCGCCACCTTTTCGGGCGACATCGCCCCGAGATAGGCCAGCGCGACGGCCAGCCAGTAGGCGATAAACGTGGTGATTTTTTCCATACTCAGTCCCATAGATTCACCGTTTCGGTTTTGGCCGCGCTGTCGGTATCGGGCAGCTCGATAGCCGTTCCGTGCGGCAGAATGACGCCGAGCTCAGACAGACCGGGATTAGCCTTTAACACGGTTTCGACGACTCCCCCGGTGCGCCCGTAATACCGCGCGCAAATCGCGTCGAGGGTGTCGCCCTGCAGCGCATACGCTTTCATCAGATTTGCCCCACAATGCAGCGCGCTTTGTCCTGAATACGCGCCACTGACCAGCGCATATCCCGCCACATTTCATCGATAGTGCTGTCGATGCTGTCGGCCTTTTTGTCCCCTTTGGCGGTCGCATCCACGCCGCGAAAACGCTCATAAAGCGTGGCCGTCGTCATCGAACACACGGCGTTGAAGTAGTGGAAAACCCGCACACTCTCGCCGTCGAGCTCGTCGGTCGGGACATCAGCCAGCGTGGCGTAACCGGCATCGAGCTGACGCTCGCGCCATTCGCCCAGCTCCGCGTTAGTCTCCGCGATGGCGGTCTTAATCGCCCGGCGCAGGCGCACCGGGGAAACGGTCTGTTCAAGGCGCATTTCTTCCCGCACGCGCTTCGGATCAACATCAGGGTAAAACGGGGTGTTTTTGATTACCGGCTCGCTCACGCCCGGCGGCGGTATCACCACGCCCGGCACGTCCTGCGGCTCTTTGTTTTGCTCAATAATCAGCGTCGTCATGACAACCTCGGGTAATAGGTTGGGCGGTGGACGCCGGTCGCAGTCAGGGCAATTGATACCCGCATTGACCGCCGTGCCGCCCGGCTCGGGGAGCGCTCGGTTAACCTGCGGCTTTTACCGCCTTTGGTGGACGTCCACGCCGTGCCGCCGGTTTTTCGGCGGGTTTGCGCACACGCGGTTTAATCGTTTTGGTTTTCGGCTCGGGTTTTGGCCTGAGCTGGCGCTCTAACTGCTCGATGTCTTTACGCACACCGATAGCGCCCTCTAACTGGATCGCACGCTGCAGGTGCGCCAGCGCCTCGGGCAATTGCTCCGCATCACGCAGCACGTAGCCGGTGATTTTGTGCAGTTTGGCGCGCACGATGTCCGGCATATCAGCACGCTCAGTCAGCGCGAGGGTGTCGAGCAGGTTCGCCAGTTCGACCGGCTGTTTAGCGCTGCGCAGGCGCTGCGCGGCAAGTGCCACCTCTTCGGCCAGCAGGTAAGGCGTCGGACGGCGCCCGGTCGGCATGGTCAGGCCATAGGTCATGGCATAACGGGCAATTTCCAGCGCCCCGGCGATATCGTCAGCATCGAGACGCCACAGCATGACCGTCATGACAACGTCATCCTGCGCACCCTTGCCGTTCGCGAGGACGCCAGCCACCCACGGCAGATAGAACGGCAGCAGCTCGCGCTTTTTATCTGCCTTGCGCTCATTGGATCGGATTTGTTTTAGCGTGCGGTTGTCTGCGGCCAGCTTAACCAGCATCTGCTCATAGGCAGTTGCATTGCGCAGCGGGACAGCAGCCCGCCGCGCTGTTTCAGAGGCCGAGACCCGCATCATGTGACGCGCTGCGGGACTCGTCATGGCTTACTCTCCGCTATCCGGTGTTTCAGGCGCAGTGAAGTCACCAAGCGTGATGTTTTCAACCAGGCAACCGGCGGCGTAAGCCTCGACCACATAGTCAATATTCATTGACTCGTAGTTTTCGATGCGGTCTTTTTTCGGCTCTTCGATGATGGCGCGACGGTGTGCATCATCCATGAAGTAAATCGACAGGTTATCGAGACGTGTCACCATCAGGGCATTAGCCGGGAAGTACGGGACGCGCACGGCTGGCAGGTTGCCGATGCGCTTCTGGCTGATGATGATGTCAGCGGCCAGCGACTCGCTGTTTTCCTGCGTCTTGTTGACGATAGGGAAATATTTATCCGCCATCAGCTTACGCCCGGTGATAACGACCAGCTCCGGGTCATCCTGATAAATCTCATCAATCAGGTTGCCGGTGGCATCCATGACCAGCGCATCGAGGTTCGCATAGTCGCCATTTTTACCCACGCGGATCACGTCGGAAATTACCGCGCCCTCATCGTCAGTGATTTTTGACATCACGCGCGCTGGCGCTTCGTTGCGGTACTTCTGCAGCCAGCCGGTCGCCACGTCCTGCAGCAGCGGATTTTGTTTGCGGTCTGACGTCGCCGCGCGCTCGATGCCGTTGAAACCGGCCATGATGAAATCAAGCGACTGACGTTTGATAATCGCGTCACGGATACGGGTCTGGAAGTCCTGGAATCGCGCCCACAGGTCGAGTTGTTTGTAACGAATATGGAAATCAAAGTTAATCTGATCGCACTCGTATTTGTTGGACTCCAGCGCGGTGAAATCCGCGGTCTTACGCTCATCATCCCCGGCGGTGTCGGCAGTGCTGGCAATCGTACCGTTAACACCGACGCCAACTTTTTCGCCTTTCAGCTCGTCGACCGGCACGATGTTAATTTTTGTCAGAAACGCGGATGACATCTGCAGGGTGGTCATCAGGGTTTGCGTGACCGACGGCTCGACGGTGAATTTCTTCGCCACGTCATCGGTGGAAACACCGTTCAGCTCCGCGACGCGGGACAGGTAGGCATTGAATTTGAAACGGGTATCTTTACGCATGGTTATTCCTGTTCAGGTAATAGGTATCAGGCCGGGCAGCACGCCCGGCGGATTATCAGCAGTTGGTCAGCAGCTCGTCGCCGGTACCGCCTTTTGAAAGTTCGCGGCGCGGCTGGCGCTGACTTTCGGTGTTATCGAGGGAGTGTTTCAGGGAGGTAAACGCCTGTGCGTTTTCTTCGGTCGTGCGGGTCACGTCCTGCTTAAGCTGTGCAAAAGCGGTCTCCAGCCCGGTGAGACGTTTGTCGGTCTCGGTCAGGTTGGTCTGTACCTGCTCGGTGACGGTGGTCACCGCCTCATGCACATCTGCGAGACGCGCGTCATCGCTGGCCTGCTTACGGCTGAAAATGGCTTTGACCTTGTCGGTCAGGCTGTTGAGCATGGTGTCGGGAACGTCTTCAAACTCCAGCTCAGCCAGTGAGGCCACAGAGAAAACGTCACCCGGCTGGTCTTTTTTACCGGCGAGCGGGTTCTGCGTGGCACGGCTGCAGAATTCGAGGTATTCGGTGCCGAGGCTTGCCGGGTCATCGGTCACGGCCAGCCCGATGAGATAGCACTTGCCGCTGTTGGCAAAGTTCGGGCGGATCTCCATAGAGGTGTAAACCTTCTGACCGGCCTTAACCATGCTGACCAGCTCGTCGAGCGGCTGAATTTTGCCAAACAGCGCTTTTTTGCCGTTAAGCGCTGAGTCATCGCTGATGGTTTCGGCTTTGACTTCGATAACGTCGCCGTAGCGTTTAAACGGACTGTCAGGCATCAGCCCCCGGATATGTTCGAGGTTGATACGACAGCCATAGACACGCGGGTCGAACGTGTCGGCCATATCCTGAATATCATCGCCACTGATTACGCGGCCATCGCAGGTGTCACCCTCGACGCCAATGCGAAACCATTTAGAAATTTTCTTTGCCATTGTTCAGGTGTCCTGATGTTGGGTTTTCGGGTCGGGGTTAGTTTCCCGACTCCGTCCCGCATCAGCCACCGGTTACAGAAGTGCAACCCCTGACACAACAGGGGTTTAGCGATAACGCCCTGCCATTTCCTTAGCCTTGCCTTGTGACATCAAAACGAGGCAAACATGACCATTTCAACTGACCTTTCACTGCTCAATGACCCGCGACGACAGGCGCGGCTGCTGTACTGGCAGGGGTTCGCCGTGCCGCAAATCTGCGACATGCTGCAGCTCAAGCGCCCGACCGTGCAGAGCTGGAAACAGCGTGATGGATGGGAGGAAACCGCGCCGATTAACCGCGTGGAGTCGACGCTTGAGGCGCGGCTCATCCAGCTTTACGCAAAGCAAGACCTCACCGCGCATGACTTCAAAGTCGCTGATTTTCTGTCGCGTCAGCTGGAGCGCCTCGCGCGCGTGAACCGCTACAGCCAGACCGGAAACGAGGTCGATTTAAACCCCAACATTGCGAGCCGCAACAAGGGGGATCGCAAAAAGCCGAAACGTAATTATTTCAGCGAGGAGGCAATTGAGAAGCTGGAAGAGATTTTCCTCGACCAGTCCTTTGCGTATCAGCTCCACTGGCATAAAGCGGGGCTGGAACATCGGATCCGCCACATCCTGAAATCGCGCCAGATTGGCGCAACGTTCTACTTTGCGCGCGAGGCACTTCTTCGCGCCCTTAAAACCGGCCAGAACCAGATATTTTTGTCAGCGAGTAAAACGCAGGCTTACGTTTTCCGTAAGTACATCATCGCCTTTGCACGTCTGGTCGACGTCGACCTGTCAGGCGACCCGATTGTCATCGGCAACAACGGCGCAGAGCTGATTTTCCTCGGTACCAACTCCAACACCGCGCAGAGCCATAACGGCGACCTGTATGTCGATGAAATTTTCTGGATCCCCAATTTCCAGCGCCTGCGCAAAGTGGCCTCGGGTATGGCTTCGCAGTCACACCTGCGCACGACCTATTTCTCGACCCCATCCACGCTGGCGCATGGTGCTTACCCGTTCTGGTCAGGCGAGCTGTTTAACCGGGGGCGCAGTAACCGCGACGAACGTGTCGACATCGATATCAGCCATCAGGCGCTTGCCGGTGGCGTGCTGTGCGGGGACGGCCAGTGGCGGCAGATTGTCACCATTGAGGACGCGCTTTCCGGTGGCTGCACCCTGTTTAACCTCGACCAGCTCAGACAGGAAAACAGCGCGGATGACTTCCGCAACCTCTTCATGTGCGAGTTTGTCGACGACAAAGCGTCAGTATTCCCGTTCGAGGAGCTGCAGCGCTGCATGGTTGATGTGATGGAAGAATGGGAGGACTTTGCACCGTTTGCCGACCGCCCGTTTAACTGGCGCCCGGTCTGGATTGGCTATGACCCGTCACACACCGGCGACAGCGCAGGCTGCGCGGTACTGGCTCCGCCACTGGTAGCCGGTGGCAAATTCCGCATCCTTGAGCGTCATCAGTGGAAAGGTATGGACTTTGCCGCGCAGGCCGAGGCCATCCGCTCACTCACCGAAAAATACACCGTCGACTATATCGGCATCGATGCGACCGGTATCGGCCAGGGTGTTTACCAGCTCGTGCGCTCGTTCTTCCCGGCGGCGCGCGCCATCCGCTACACGCCGGAAATGAAGACCGCCATGGTGCTGAAAGCGAAAGACACAATCCGACGCGGGTGTCTGGAATACGACACCGGTGCAACCGACATCACTCAGTCATTTATGGCTATCCGTAAAACCATGACCAGCAGTGGCCGCAGTTCCACCTATGAAGCCAGCCGCAGTGAAGAGGCCAGCCATGCAGATATCGCGTGGGCGACCATGCACGCCCTGTTAAACGAACCGCTTTCCGCCGGTAGCGGGATGCAATCAGCCTCAATTCTGGACATTAACTAATATGAAAAAACGTCAAAAGAAACAACCACAACAGACAGCCAGCATGACCGCCAGCGCGCCGCAGAAAATGGAGGCGTTCACCTTTGGTGAGCCCTCCCCCGTTCTGGATCGCCGCGATATCCTCGACTATGTCGAGTGTATCAATAACGGGAAATGGTACGAGCCGCCGGTCAACTTCTCGGGGCTGGCGAAAAGCCTGCGTGCCGCCGTACATCACAGCTCCCCGATTTACGTTAAGCGCAACATCCTGACGAGCACCTATATTCCGCATCCATTGCTGTCACGTCAGGATTTTAGCCGCCTTGTACTCGATTATCTGGTCTTTGCAAACGGCTATCTTGAGAAGCGCCTGAGCGTTACCGGCCAGCTCATGAAGCTGGAAACCTCCCCGGCCAAATACACCCGCAGGGGTGTCGAGGATGATGTTTACTGGTACGTGTCGAGCTTTACTCACCCGCACCAGTTCGCCCCCGGCTCGGTGTGCCATTTACTTGAGCCCGATATCAATCAGGAGCTCTACGGGATGCCGGAATACCTGAGCGCGCTGAATTCAGCCTGGCTGAATGAATCCGCCACGCTGTTTCGTCGCAAGTATTACCAGAATGGCGCGCACGCGGGTTACATCATGTACGTGACCGACGCGGCACAGAGCAGCACTGACGTCGAGTCGCTGCGCTCCGCGATGCGTGACTCGAAAGGGCTCGGGAATTTTAAAAACCTGTTTTTCTATGCGCCCAACGGGAAACCGGACGGCATTAAGATCGTGCCGCTGAGTGAAGTCGCCACGAAGGATGATTTTTTCAATATCAAAAAGGTGAGCGCCGCCGACCTGCTCGATGCGCACCGCGTTCCGTTCCAGCTGATGGGGGGCAAACCTGAGAATATCGGCTCAATGGGTGACATCGAGAAGGTGGCGCGGGTATTTGTGCGTAACGAGCTGACGCCGCTGCAGGAGCGTTTCAAGGAAATAAACGACTGGTTAGGAATGGAGGTGATCCGCTTTAAGGATTACAACATCGACACCGATTAACCCCGCCCAAAATGCCGCCTCCGGGCGGCATATCCTCAGAGCGCACCAGACGCCGCGTACGCTGCGCAATCCCTCGCACACCTCATCGCCCGACCTCACAGCACAGCACCCCGCCACGACGCGCACAGACGCGCAAAATAAATCCCGCCACCACGTCTGGCGCGCAGTGCTATCCCCGCCTCGCCTGCGCGCTTAGCGGGTCGCTTTCAATGCAGGTGCATCAGGAGCCCCGAGCCGCGCCAGCATTAGCGCAGGCTGGCAAAACCGGAAATAAAAAACGAATGCAAACTCATGCACCTACTGCATGCATGACTGAAAAAAAGAAAACTCACGAAAAAATGGCATAAAAAAACCGGCATTCAGGGTGCCGGCTTGATTGATTAGATAATCACCATTATTTGGAAAACTTGTTTTTGAGGTAGTTTATCATGCCCATAATTAACTCGCTCAAAGGCGTCGCCAACTCAATGTTATCCGTAGTTTTCTGTCCGTTAAGGTTTTTGTCAGTAGGATGATGGAACGCCGACTTAAGGAGAGTCAAAATTAGAGTCAACCCGACACCAAGTATGAAAGCTACGATTGCAATCAGTGAGCTAGCTGACAACCAATCGGTAGATAAAGGAGGGATAGTGCTTTCATTTTTGTCAGTTGATGGCGTGGATTGGCTGGATTTCTTAGGGTCTTCAGACTCAACACATTTAGTTGATGGCTGACAGATCTCTTTTTCACTTTTTTTAGTTAACACTTCAACGATGCTGCTCTTAGCTTGCAAGAGCCCATTCCCAACCTTAAGAGCGAAAAAAAGTCCTTGCCATAAAAACATAACGGCAAAAATCAGTACGGTTATAGATAGAATCAAGCGCATGCCACGCCTTTCCATACCATCCCTAACGTCCCTACGAATTAAAATGTCAGGATCATTATCGCTAGGTGGTGTAGTTGGGGGAGTTAAACCAGAGGGCGGGGGCGTTTGCTGTGGTTGAGCCGGAGATTGCCCAGACAAATCAATACTAGACATAAAAAAAATCACCATTATCAATAGGAATAATGGTGATTTTAAACTGGTTTAAGAAAAATTAAAGGGCTATCAGTAAGCCATACCTAAACCTTTGAGGCGCCAGTGCATAGCGGCTTCAGAAACGTTAAATATGTTCGCCAGACGTAAAGTGCTATCGACACCTTCACGGGACACTAACTGACGAATTGCATCTTCGGGCATTAGCAGTTCTGCTGCAAACTGGTTAGCTTCAATTTCACAAAATTCATGTGTACCAGTAGAGTAGTTACCGATGCTGTCGCGATGGTACTCTCCATCTTGTGTATGACCCAAAACGTGATGACCAAGCTCATGCGCTACAGTAAACCGCTGACGGTTATAGTGCTCAGTTGAGTCATAATAAATTCGTGGTACACCGTTTTTAATTACGGCCAAACCGCTTAACCCATCGTTGTTATACGCCGATTCCCTGAGTGCCTCCACTCTTGCTCCCCATGCCGTGGCGAGCTTAAACGGATCGACAGGTAGTCGGCGGTCCCAAAAATGATTAAGCAGATTTTTCGCTGCAAAGCTCATGGTTGCCTCCTACGTTTGAAGTTAAGGGATTACAGCCTTACCATAAGTGTAATTTTATGTCAAGCTGGATTTTTCAGCCATTAATATAACACTAATCCCGGTTTTCCCATAACACTTTTCATGCAAATTGCGCTACATGAGCCTATTCAAATCTCCAACTGTAAAAGTTACAGGATGTATAACTGTTTGCTAATCTTAGACCGATCTATAACAAGCGATTAGATGTTTTTCCCAACAAATCACCTCAAATATGACTTAAAAATCATCATTACAATCTAACGCCTCGCCTGGCTCGTTGTTCAACGCCACCGGCAGTGAAAGCGAGTTTCACCGCCGGTGGCGTTCTTATGGTCGCCGTGGTGCTGGCTGGATCACATTTGATTTCGGAGTGCTGATATCGTTATATTTGCGATAATTATTCCGGACAACATCGGCACACACGACCAGCTCGTCAGGGGTCAGGTTTTCGTTAATCATTATTTGCTGTAGGCGGTGCACGACGGCCATCAGCTTAACATTTTTAGTGGTATGCACAGGCGGCGCTGGCATCATTCGCGGATAGCTCATTTTGCTACGTTCTCCTCTGCCACTTTTGCACACGTGAAATAAACATGGCGGGAGAATTTATCCACCTGATTCGACCATTTTTGGCCTGCCTCCTGACAAGCTTGTTTATCGCTCAGCTCTGCCGTTGCTACTGATACCCCATTGGTTGAGATGAGAGTCATTATCAAAATAAAATTAATCATTTTTATTTAACCCCAAGAATCAGATAATCTTTCATTAAGCCCACTCCGTTTGAGTTGAATCGCCCGGCCACTCATCAGCAGCCGGATATTTGAATTTTTTATCGCCATACATAACCGTTGCTCCACGCGCCAACACATCGAGCTCCCACCGTTCCGGCGTAATACCTTCCTGAGCCAAATCGAAACGAATTTTCGCCACGCGATCCCTTTCGGGTTTTGTCATCCTGGCTGATGGCGCTTGCTCGCTGGTTTTGAGCGGCAAATTGCTTCTTTGCTGCCGATGTTTGCGCGGTGCGCAAGCTTTTAACGCCCCGTTAAGCACCTTCACGACGTCCGGCTCATTCCAGCCGAGGACCCCGCGCTCAATCAGATTTAACACCGCTGCGGCTTGCTCAGACGGTGTGGGTGTCAAAACTGGATCGCCACCTCCGGTGAGCTTTCCACAGTTATTGACAGGACTCCGAGGCGCGGCAGAGCCGCTTTTTAAGGTCAAAGGCTCAACGGCCAACACCTTTGGAACGATTCGCCATTCGGCTGTACGGGTTACATGAACGCGGTGCGCCCCGAGATGAGGGGCATAAATACCGACAACCCTCTCAATATCTTCCTCGTACTCGTTAACCTCATCCGTCACCTTACGGGCGACCCTGACGGCCTGCGCATCACGCGGCATGTTTGCGCCGCCCTGCGCGATGATGTACCGCTCAAAGTCACCCTCATCAGCAGCAGCTCGCGCGGCCTCGACCCGGTCGTCAAACTCGCTGGCAATACTCACCCCGCACGGCAGTTTGCGCAGTTCGCGATAAGCACCCATCGTCGGGAGGCCAATCGGTTTAAACTGAGGGATGCGCCATGTAGACGCCCATGCGGTGACGGCTGCAGCCGTATCTTTCAGGGGCTTGCCGGTATCGTGATCGAGCTGGCCGTCGAGCGCGTAGCCGTCGATATTTTTGGCAATGTATTTAGCGATATAACCCGCCGCGCCGCCCTGATTAAGGTGACGGGACTCAAAGCGCTGTTTAGCTGCACCCTTCTCGTGTCCGTCCTCTTTAAGGGCATAACGACGCATAATGTCGTTGATGGCTTTACGCTGACCGGGTTTGCAAAACAGCATCATGTGCCAATGCGGCGTGCCGTCGTGATGAGGCTCGACAACGCGCATCCCGTAAACCTCTAACTCGTTATCTTTGAAAGCGGTACGCATCAGGCTCCAGATTCGGCACAGATAGCGCTGGCCGTCTTTAGGGGTGTATGCGGTTTCGTTCCAGCCATGATTGAACTGCACCGTTTTACTCTCGCCTTTTCCGACCTGACGAGTCGGGTGATACTTTGACGGGGTGGTCAGCGTGATAAACATCCCCACGTCACCAACGCTGACCGCGTAGCGCTCAATCCCGGCGATTGTATTCATCAGCTCCATGCGACGGATTTCAGGGTTTGAAATACTCCCCATAACCTTGCTGATGAGGTCGATACGTTCGCCGGTAACTTTGTTTTCGAGCTCGCAGGATTTCAGGTATTCGAGATTAGCCAGGCGGCGCGCGTGAACATCGCGGATCGCCATTTTGCTGGCGTAAGGCGAACGGTCTTTATTGACCTCACCGGCAGCGATGAGCAGCGCCTCGCGCCAGCGCATACGCTGCGCCTTGAGCTGGTTAACCCACCACTCATCCTTAATCAGACGTGAGATAGCGGAAAATGCCATGCGGATCGTCATCAGACCCTTACGGTATTTTTTCCAGTAAATCGGGGTAAGGTTGAAAGCGCGCGCAATACCGGCTACCTGACCGTATAAATGCGCCTGCGCCTCATCGGTGAATAGTGATTCTTTCCCGCCGTGCGCCTCCGCCCAGGCGTCGCTTAAATCCTCGTATTTGTTCCAGAGCTGCGAGGCAATTCTGGCCGCAAATTTCCTGAGCTCTTTGTCATTCATATCAGGCAGGCGCGCATACTGGTCACGCTCGGACAAAAAGCCAATCGTGGCGGATTCATTCATACCGCACAGCTCATTGACACGCTCAAGACGTGGCAGCAGTTTGCGCTCAAATGTATTTTTGAGGAAATACAGCCCACCCAGAGGGCTCTTTGTGCGGCGGATGAAGTTATAACGCGAGGTAAATAGCGTTTGCAGGAAAAACGGCAGGCGGTCAATCCGGTTTAAAACACCTTGCACCTGACGGAGTTCGGCAAGTGTAAGGGGTCTGTCGCGGCCTATGGCCTCTTTGCTGGCTTTATTCCACGGATAAGCACCGACGAAAGTCTCACCGGTGCTTTTTTGTAGCGGGGGTGGTGGCGAGGGGGCAACGCGCCCCCGGGTCTCAACGGCCATTAGCGGTGAATGCCTCCAGGCATTTTTCGCCTAACTGCTCAATCTGCTTTTCAAGGTCTGAGAACTGACGAGCCTCACCGTTTAAAATGTTATGCAGCGCCAGTGCGGTAACGAGCTTAGAAATAGTTGGGTAAAAGCCCACGATAGCAAGCCACTCTTTACCGGCATTTTTGCCAGATTTAGCGATTTTCTTTTCCTGCAAAACAAATTGAAGCGGATCGCTTGTAATCACGTATTTATTATCGATAACAATGTTAACGCTCATATATCCCCTTATTACTTTATTGTTGATTCAAAATAGAGTTGTGCAGCTTTTCGGATTCCTGCCCTAACAGCTCAATGATTTCCGTTCGGTTCATTTCAGACTTACAAATGTGAGCTATCAGAGAGTCAAGCGCCGACGCGAAACGGGTCGCGGTGACTAGCTGCGCCTCAATCGTGGCCTGCGCTAACAGGGCTTTCATATTGCTGCGAGGTACTGATAATTCTTTATTCATTCATCCGGCTCCAGACAAAAGAATGTCCCACGCATTCAAGCGCGTAAAAAAGTTCGGCTATTTAATTAATGCAAATATTGCTCAGGCTTTACCGAGGTTAAAATAGTTGGGGCATATTCAAACAAGCTAAATAATTCACGTAGCGCCCTGAATAATTGTTCACGCCAATAACAGGAATCTTCATTAATTCGCCAGTAAGGCTGATTAAATTCAAGCTCAGTTAATCCCGCATGAAGGAATAAAGTGCGACGCTGACTGACCGTCAGGAAACTGATATATGCCTGCTCACTCGCGCCTACCTGGCGACGTTTAGAAAATGCCCCGCGCAGCTCATCTATCGCGCAGGCCAGACGCTCCCGATCAACATCGTTCATTTCTTCAAAACGCATGGTCGCGTGACGCTGTTTAAGCTGTGCATGGAAACAGACCGTCAGGCGGTCGCGCTCCATCATCTGATTGTAAAAATCGCATGAGTCCTGCCAGCGAGGCTGCGCAAGATGCTTACCGATTATCACGCGCAGGCCTGCAGGTTGTTGCTGGACTAACTCAAGGGTCATTACAGCCATTTTGACACCCCTTTCACTTTGATGATGCGTTTAACGGCGGTCAGAATGCCTGGCTTACGGGTGCGGATAATGATGCCTTTGCGCCCCCGACCGTGGGTGATAGTGAAGTTAATCGGGTTCGGGCTTTCATAGCGGAGTAACTGAGCGATGCACCGAGGTTCATTCATAGTTAGAGCCCCATCCATAAAAGCCAGGCGTCACGCTGCTCAGTCGGTCGGTTGTAAAATGCCTCGCGTACGCCGCGATTGAACTCAGGAATGAAAACCAGTTTGTCGCCTGCACGTGCATTCGGCTTAGTCGGATCGCGAAACTCAACAACCGGCAGTTTATTAGCTTTGAGCATTTCAACGACTGCAGTACGCGGCTTTCCTAGCAATTCTGCGAACTTATCAGGGTGTACCGCATCAATCGGGTACTGAATTACATAGTTATTTGCGTCCATAAATCACACCTCCCATGCTAACCTTGTTAGATCCAGCCCTTTCAAAACCGTTCAGGAACGTTTCTGACAGGCTGGCCTCACGCCTCGAAAGGTTTCCCAATGGGTACCTTTCGAGGCAAATATAGTCTCCATAAGGAAACCTTGTCAAATGAAAACATCGGAGAAGCTCAGGGCAATACGGAAGGCCGAAGGACTAACGCAGGTAAAATTCTGTGAAATCAGTGGAGTAGCTTTAAGCTCACTTAAGAATTACGAAGGAGGCCATAAAGAACCGGGCTTTCAGATTGTGAAGCAGATCGTAAACGTCCCGCTTTTCAAGAAGTACACGCTCTGGATTATGACCGATGAGGTTGCGCCAGAAGCCGGACAAATTAGTCCGGTCGTCGCACACTCTGGGCAAGACGAAACAACCTCGTCACACTCAGGCCGCAAAACTGGCTAACGATTCACCGGAATTACATGCATTTTAAGTGCATGTTACTGGCCGAAAAATACGCGTCACATAAGCACAAAAAGCTAAACAGCACGAAAACAAGTATTCATCGGAGGGCTTTATGAGTATCAAAAAGCTCGATGATGGACGCTACGAAGTGGACATTAGACCTCGCGGTCGCGATGGAAAACGCATCCGCAGGAAGTTTGAAAGAAAAGCTGAGGCCGTAGCATTTGAGCGATACACAATCGCCAACGCAAGCCAGAAAGAATGGGCAGGCCAGCGAGCCGACCGCCGCACTTTATCGGAGTTGCTGGATGTTTGGTGGAGGTATCACGGACAAAACCACGAGCACGGCACAAAAGAGTTTAACCACTTGCTCAAGACTATCAGCGGTATAGGGGATATGCCGGTGAGCCGGATGAGCAAAAGGGCACTGATGGATTATCGTTCAGCACGCCTGCGTGATGGTATCAGCGCCGCAACGATAAATCGTGATATGTATCGATTTTCAGGCATGTTCACCAAGTTAATTCAGTTGGATGAATTTTCCGGGCAGCACCCGATTCACGGACTGCCGCCGTTGGCAGAGGTCAACCCGGAAATGACGTTCTTAGAGAAATCAGAAATCGAAAAATTGTTAAGTGTTTTGGTTGATGATGACTTACTGGTCGCGCTTTTGTGCCTGAGCACCGGCGGAAGATGGACGGAAGTTGCGACACTGAAACCAGCGCAGATAACAAGCGGCAGGGTCACCTTTTTGAAAACCAAAAACGGTAAAAAAAGAACCGTGCCAATTTCTGAGGAACTGGAGAAGAAGGTAAAAGGGGAGGCCAGCGCTAAATTGTTCAAGGTCGATTATGAGAAGTTTTGCGGGATTTTACGCAGAGTGAAACCTGATATACCAACCAATCAGGCAACCCACATTCTACGCCATACTTTCGCAAGTCATTTCATGATGAACGGGGGCAATATAATTGCGTTACAGCAGATTCTCGGGCACGCGAATATTCAGCAGACGATGGCCTACGCGCACCTTGCCCCTGACTATCTTCAGAACGCTGTCGCTCTGAATCCTCTTAACGGTGGAGTAGCGTTATAA